GTATCATCAGATGTTTTTTCAGTTAAAGTTCTCCAATCCGCAAAAGTAAATCTTTCAATATTAAAGTTGTTCTGTAACTTCTCTTCAATTATTTCACGAGCTGATGGACCAGACTCTTCCACCATTAGATTAGCTTGCTCTAGGAAATAATCAAAATGCTCTTGGTCGAGAGATTCAAAGATTTCCTGGACTTCATCATAGTTAAATGCAATTTCAGATTCAATGAAATAACGAGTTAGAAGTTCTTTTTCTTCCTTTCTCATCTTCTTAACAAAAGTTCCGACTGCTCTGCCTGCAGTTGCAGCAGCAGACTTACCAGCTTTTTTAGCTTTTACTGCTTCTCCTGCAGCCGCTCCAGCAGCTCCCGCAGCTTTGACTGCAGTTCTACCTGCACTTTGAGCCGCTCTACCAGCTGCAACAGTTGCCTTTCTTCTTGCTCTAGTTGCAGCTGCAGATTGTTCGGCTTCCTTACCCTTCGCTCTAACCGCATCATAAGTTGCTTTAACTTCTGCAGCACGTCTTGCTCCTACTTGTCTTGCTGTATTTACTGATTTTTTGAGTAGTTCTGTATCTCTCTGTGCTCTAGCTTTGAGAGCACCTAGAATTCCACCCTTAGCTTTTTCTTTAGTTTGTGTTGATGTTGATTTTGTTTCTGGCTGAGATTTTTTAGCCATTGCAATTTTTGATTGACTCTTCAAGGCAGAAGTCATTCCAGATGACTTAGATGGTTCTTTTTCTTTTTCTGCCTTTCTTCCTTTATGTTCCGCAGTTCCACGAATTGCTGATGCTTTAGCACCGCCTTTTAGTGAACCAATTGACTTTCCAGACTTGGACATACCAGAGCCACGAACCTTAGTTCCACCAGCTCCACGTCTCCACTCAACTAGAAACTCTTCAGATGAAATCTCGTCCACAAAATCACAGAAATCATCTAGACCCATATCTTCAATTAGAAGATCAATGCCATACTCATTAAGTCCTTCATTCATAAAATATGCTGTTGCAATTTCTGCAACACTTTCCATTGGTACACACTTATCTTTGCCATTTTTAGTACCAGCATACTTATAACCTTTCCAGCAAGCTTTACCATCAGCACCTTGCTCTTTGCCTTCTTTGTTCTTTGCTTCTGTAGTAAACTCTTCATTTCTAGGATCTCTGGTGCCTCTGAGTGGCTCTAAACCAGAACGACGGCGTGCTTTGTTTCCCGCCCCCTGATCGCCATACCCAGCATATCTCGCACCTTTACCACCAGTGGATTTCTTCTCATATCCAGGTGTTCCAGGACCATCACCACGAACTGCAATATTATGAGCATTTGCTCTATCTCTTGTAGTTACTCCATATGTCTGATACTGCTTACCCGCCAGTTTTCTCTGACGAGGACCAGGACGCATTGCCTCATCTACAGTTTCATCTTCTTGAAGTTGTCTATTTCTCCAGAGTTCGGCAACATAATCTACTGCTTCTTTTCTGGTTTTTTTGACATCATCACCTGGCTCATATGGAGTATCATCTCCATCAGAATTCCACCAAGGATTCTTGCCATTAAACTTGCGACCCTTTAGCTTTGGTCTTTTCTTTTCTTGAACTACTTCAACTTCCTCTTTGCGAACTCCACTCTTAGCATTTAACTTTGCCTGGATGCGTTGCTTCATCTCTGGCATAGAAGCTACATTATACAGTGCTAAAGTTGGAGCACTGAATGTCGTTCCATTGGTATATACATTGACTCCCATATAATCTCTAACTTTTTTGTCTTCTAGAAGAGTTAGAGCATACTCAAGAGTTTGATCAATTAGATTCTCTCTGAGATAGTTCTCCTGAGCATCCACATCACCAGGAAAATATGCAAAGGCAGACTCTACCATTTTCGTTGCCTTATACATCATATCTGGACTAACAGACATGAATTGCGATACAATAGATAAATCCATATTCTTTCGTTGAAATGAGTTCTATTTATTATTATTTATCTTTTCGTTTAGCTTTAGTAAATGACTTGACTGGTTCAGTTGGATGCATTCGTTGTATATATTCACGATAATCATCAGTTCCAATTTCTAATGGTCCTGGGTGATAACTCAAATCTTTAACCCAAGTTCTATGAATTTTCTTTTGTTCATCTACAAAAATAACATAGTTAGATCCTCTGGTGACTATCTTTCCAGAAATACCAGTAATTGCATCAACTACAGATTCACCAAGATTAAAAATATTTCCTTGGAAGTATTGCTCTCTCAAATTATTTAAATCTAATGAAGGAGCAATATTCCAGAGTTCCTCTTTTAAATTTAGAGAATTTCTAACTTGGCGATAGATTGCACGACATTCTTTCTTGCTTACATTACCAGGAAGACCTTGTTTAAATGTTTCATAATCATTTTCAAGTGCTGATTTACGCATCATGGAACTAGTAATGCCTTCCGTTTTGTCTACATCTGGATCAGACATTCCAGCACCTACAACTTCAACTCCATAGAAATCATACACTGTTCCATTATACTTTTGAGCAATTTTCTCATACTTTTGAACATTCTCGTCACCACACATAATAACAACATGATGATAGCCTTCATCATGGAGAGATGTCAGAATGTCGTAGATGTTATCTCCATTTTCAGGATCATTGATAATATTCTCTGCATGATCTGGAAAAATATGCTGTAGAATATTATATTTTGTTTTAAAATCTAGTGGATTTTGCTTCTTGTCAGAAGTTCTACTTGGATAAATTCTATACTCAGCTTCAAGCTCCTCTGCCTGTTCTTGAACTGCATTAATTAAATTCTCATGTCCAAGTGAAGGAGGGTTAAACCTACCAAAAGTAATAACCACTGCAGGACCTTCCCCATGTTCCATTTCTTCTGGAGGTTGTTCTGCAGTGGTTTGTGTTGAAGGTGGTTGCTGTGGCATATTCTGCACATCAGCCTGCGAAGATGGTCCCATAAGTGGTTGACCATCTTTTAGTTTCTTTTTATCTGCTTTAGATACAGAAACTAACTTTTGCCCACCACCTTCACTTTTAGCTACAATTTCTCCTTTGGTATTTGAATAGTACCCCTTGCCCATATGGACAAGACCTTTTTTCTCGGCTTCTTTACCCGCAGGAGTTCTGGCTTCTGTTATAAATTGTCTAAAAGTTTTCATCAAAAACAAAAGTTCTACATCTATTATTTATGTGTGTTAAAATGCCGATATAGTATAGCTCTTGACCTATCAAGATTTGTTATAAGTACAAGTGCATCATATATATTAGATGAATTGTCTCGTATAAATTTTAAATTTGGATCTTTGTCTGCTTTGTATTTTTTATTTTTCTTGGAAGTTGTAACATAAAAATTTAACAACGACATAATTAACTCATCTGGATTAGCTAAATTTTGTTTTGTTTTTGGATATTTTGTTACGAACCCTACAAATAAATTAAAAAATAATAACTTATTACTAGATACTAATATATCAATGAATTTTGCAGATTTTACTAAAAACCTATCAGCTGCATCTAAATATCTAGTCAAAGCAATTCTATCTTGAGATGTAAGTTCAGGGGAATGCTCCCGCATTCCCGAAATGTATCTTTTTATTTCTTTACTTCCTTGGTGTAACACAAATAACTCATAACCTGTTACAACAGTAAACATTATCAGATATCTCCTTCCTGGCGATTCTCAGATCTAAATACTCTAAATGCTCCTTCAGGATACCGTGAAGTTAGTTTCTCCACGTTCATTTCCAGAACTTCTTCTAGATTTGTTCCCAGTGCAATGCAACCCTGAGCAATATACCACATCACATCACCCATTTCCTTGATCATATGAGTTCGTGATTGTTCATTATATGGTTTACCTTGAAATGAAATCTTCTTTACAATTTCTGCAAACTCACCACCTTCTGCAGTAATACCAATTGCAGCAGTGAGAAGTTGGTTCAAGTCAACACCAGTTCCGTTTACGTTGTCTTCAGGAACCTTGCGACTTAGTTCATTTACTTTATTCACAAACTCTTCTGGATTACTTGAGTAAATGCTGGTGGTGTCTCCAACAAATTGCTGATATGCATCAAGACTAATTAGCTTTTTTGTCATACTTTAAAACCTTCAAATGTTCTTTGTTTACTAGTAAATTTATCTTCATACTCAGAGTCGTCAACTAATTGACCAGAATCTGTGATTCCCTTCTGAGCATTCACATCAACATTATACAGCTTCATCTTCCCTCTGTCAATACCCACGACAAACCTCTTGAAGACTGTGGGATCATTGTAACGATTCTTAAGTTGCTTTACCATTATCTGCCCAAGTTGTTCAAGTTCTTCGGTGCTAATTAAAGCAAACATAAAGTCTGCAGTAGCAGGAAGTCCAAATGATTCTGAAGTATCGGTAAGTTCAACATCAGAATTACCATAACCTGAACGAGTGGTTTGAGTAGCAGAAACAATAGGAACGTTACATTCTACAGCAAGACCACGTAACTCTTCTGCAATGGCTTTAACATAAGTATAAGAATTAACTATACTTCCCTTATATCTAGACGATGCACAAATGTTCAGATAATCAATAAAGATAATGTCTGGTCTAAATCCTTTCTTCAATGCCAAGTCATTGAGAAGACTTTTAAAATGACCTACATGTGCAGATGCTGTAGGATATTCTTTGATAATTAATTTTCCTCTTGTTTTCTCATGTAACTTCGTGAGTTTAGAATCATACAAGTTCTTAGGAATATCAATAATCTCCTGTATATTTATATTTAGGAGATTTGCATCAATTCTCTCAGCAATCCTTTCTTCTGCCATTTCAAGTGTAATGTAGAGAACATTGCGCCCCTGCAGGAGGATGGAGCTAGCCATGTGGCACATGAATAGACTTTTGCCGACACCTGTACCAGCAAGAGCGATGTTGAGAGTCTTATTAGGGAGACCACCTTTTGTAATTTTGTTGAATAGCTCAAGGTCAAATGGGATTTTTTCTTCTTTTTTGTGGTAGAAATCATATCGTAATTCGGAATCTAAAATATAATCATGACCAATATGGTCATCAAATGATACTGATAGTGCATCGGAAAGAATAGAAGGAATAGAATCTTTAGTTCTATTTTTATCCTTTCCGTCTGCGATTTTAACTGAGTCTAATAGAGCCAAATAAATGGCTCTATCTTTACACCATTTTTCTGTTGTGTCCAATAACCATTGATCATCAACTTTGTCTTCATTCAACTCTTTAATAAGAGTAATAGAAGATTGATACATGTCATCCGAAATATCCTTTCTATTTTCAACTTCAATATTCAAAATTGATTTAGTAGGAATATCATCATACTTCATGATAAACTTATGAATTTCCTGAAATATTACCTTTTCATGTAGAAATTCAAAATAACTTTCTTTAATAAATGGAACTACCTTTCTAGCATATTTTTCATCATAAATTAAATTCGAAAGAAGTTTTGTTTCAATTCGATCCATCAAGTCTCTTCTCCATCAAATGTTTCTACCGTTCCGTAACTATACTCCTTTTTGGCACATTCGTCAAGTTGCTCCATTATTTCGGGAGTAAAGAATTTCTCAGGATCCGAAAGAATAGCCTTAGCATAATACTTACCACCATCAATTTCATAACGACCGCCAGACTTAGGAAAGATTCCGTACTTCTCACCCAATTCCAATAGTCCATAGTACTTGTCAAGCCCACGTTCATCATAGAATAACCTCGTTTCAATAAGTGAATTTTCTTTAGTGAACCTAGATTTATATGCCTTACATTTAATAATGTTACCTACTACTTCAGTTCCATCTTTCTCTTTTGATTTGGAAAGATAGATGATAGTGGAAGCAGCATACTTAAGACCAGATCCACCTCCCATTTCTTTGGTTGGCATATAAGAACCAATCACATCGTATGTGTGGTTGGTTACAATCATTGGAATACCTGCAGTACCTAACTTGAGAGACAGAATACGGAACACAGATTTAATTACCTGTGAACGAGTCATATCACGGGTTTCCTTTCCCTCAGTAGCATCTTGAATCTCCTTAGTGGTTGCAAGCATACCGAGAGAGTCCAACACAAACATCAAAGGGGGACGCTCATCCTTTTTAAGTTTCATGTACTCATCAACAACTTTAATTGATTGAGTACGAAATTCTTGTACGGTAGAAACTGGAACTAGACCAACACGCTTGGCATCAATACCACGACTGGTCATCATCTCTTTAGTGATAGCAGATTCAGTCTCAAAGTAAATTACTTCTCCTGTAGGATTTTGTTGAAGGAAGTATTTAACGATTGAGAGAGCAAAGAAAGTTTTTCCAGTAGATGACTCACCAGCGAGAGCTGTAATCTTGTTGTTAGGT